ATACGACCATCAAAGTCCTTCTTGAATATACTTCTATCTTCAAATGGAACATCATAAGGATATTCATCAGGAAGATAATCATAATCTATCTTTGCCAGAATTCTAAATTCATCTTTCTGAGATTTATGAAGACGTTTATGTATGGCTGTGAAAAACTTACTACTGGCTTCTAAGAGAGCCATAGTTGTACCAACGGGTCCATAGGAGGCAGCATCAGAAATAACTTGTTCCGTGCTATCCGCAAACTTCTGACCAGCAGCAGCTACGAACTGGAGCATCTGAAATAGAGTAGAGGAAGGCTCTTTATAGGGGAGAGGAATAATAGCCTTTGAAAGATCCATTCCAGTTGCTTCAACCTCCTTGAACTCACCCGGGGAGATGGGATCATTATCACCAACCATTCTAAGTCCTTTGGCTTTGAAACCTCCAGGCAGATTTGCAAACTGACCTGCATCAATTAGAGATCTCATTGCAGCCGTTGCACTCATGGTAAGATTACCAAGGAAATGTATTAGACCTAATCCATAGAAACCAAAACCCGGAACAAATCGATAATGGACAAAGTGACTACGTTTCTCCATATTCGGATCATTCTGTTCATAGTTTCTACGAATACTTAGTACTTGTCTTGTTTGTTCTTCTATAGTTACGATATAGGGGAGCGATTGATCTTTATTTTCGATATCTAGATAACAGTGCTGTTCCAGTAAAATATATTGAGGATCATTATCTGAAGAGGGAGACAATCCTAGAATAGTATCCATTTTCTCTGTGAAAGATGTTATATTGGATTGATTAGGTTTAGGAAGATCTACATCCTTATAGACACCAGCTATAACATCTTTTTGTAATTCTACCGGACTCCGATTAATAACATGGGTATACCTATCCGCATTCCTCAGATCAGTTGCATAGTAAGACACATAAAATTGATCTATGGGAACAAATTCAGAGACAGGACGTTTAAGAGTAGAACTATAATATATTTTTTTAAATGCTGATCCTATCAAGGGAAGATGAAAAAGCATTCTTTCAAATTCATCAAAATATTCTGGCATCTGTTCAGTAACCTGATAGTTCATAAAGTTCTGAACACGGTTAGCTTGTGTCTCTTTCTCAGGAGTTATCTTGCCAAGTATGTTTGCCTTTACTGGACCTCCACTGGGAAAGAGTTCTCCTGAAGCCTTTGATTGAAACTTAACTGCTGATTCTATCAGAAGAGGATGAACGGCTGTACAAGCACCTTCAAAAGGTTCTGATCCCGGCTCAAGTTTTAATCCTAAAAGATCAAAGCCTCTTTCAAACATAGACTCCCATTCACCTCTGGAATCTTTATCTGCTTGAAAATCATTTATAACATCTGTGGCTATCTCAAATAAATCTGATTCTTCCAGAGTTTCTGCAAGATCACCATACCATTCAGCAATATCTTCTGATGGTTGCATCTCTATACTAGACTCTTCAGAAAAATCTACTATAACTCCACCATCATCAGCTACTTCAAAACTGGCATCAAGTTCTGTTTCTGGAACCATAGGAATTACGTTAGGAATTTCTTCTGGTATCATCTCATATGGGTTTTTTTCTGTTGCCATTATTTATCCTATGCAAAAATATTTACGGGCTGGTTAAGCATGTCAGCCGCTTCTTGTCTGCTAAATCCAGCAGCTACGATGTTATCAAACTGAGGTTGAAGTGTCTCTCCTTTTGTAGGTTTATCTTTACGTTTATCCAGTAACTTTGCAATTCCTGTTAGTTCTTTTTCTTCTTCTTTAACAGTAGAAGTAAGTCCTTCTCTAGCTGTTTGTATAGGTAGAGGTTGTTTATATAAATCTGCATCTTCTGTTGTTTGATCACCAGCACGTATTTCTGAAAGAGTACCATCTTCATGTAGATTCATTCTTTCACCTTCTACCATAACTGTTGCTATTACAGGTGCAGTATTTCCTCTTAACCATCCTGCTATACCACCAAGCGCTTTAATCGGAAGTGCAAATGGTGCCCACCAAGGGTAAGCTTGGCTTAATTCTTGAGGGCCTCTTTGTCTTTCAAGGGTTGGTAAACTTTCTTCAAGAGTTGTTCTAAGAGCATCTCTTGATATGCTACGATCTCGTCTTTCAGAGGGATGTAATCCTCTTCCTGCTTTTTGAGCTTCATCTACTGCTCTTGCTATTCTTGCACGATCTCCCATTATAACTTTACTTTTAGGATCAAAAACTTCTTCCCAAGATTCAGTAACTTGAGGTAATACTGATATATCTTGTGGATAACCTGATTGACCTATAGCAGATTCTGCAATTGCCATTTGTTCTGGTGTAATAACCTCTTCTGACATACTATAAGGATCACCTGAAAAAGAAACATCTGCTCCCGGTTGATCTTGATATGATTCTGCTGGATAATCTCCCCATCCAAACTGATAACTAGGGATACCCATTGGTCCGGGTTTACCACTACCACCCATAGCTCTCAGAGCAGAAGCTTCATCTGAATTTATCCATGCAAGATTATGAGGCTCTCCGTTTATATTAATAGATTTCCTTATTCCTGATAACCCTCCAGGCATTGTTTGTCCTCCATGTTTAAATGCGGCTGTTGTATCTATAGCTGCGTCATCTATAAAACTCGTATCTGTTTGAGGATCATATGAATATCCTTCCATACCTCGTAAACTTCCCTGCATTCCCCGATCTTGACCATAATCATATGTACCTGATTCTCCAAATTTCCATTTATAAGGATTAATTTTTCCTCTTATACGTGGTCCCTTACCCTTTTTTCCTTGTATAGATGCTGCTATATTTTCTGCAAGAAATTTTATAGGTACATGTTTGTCTCTCCTGATACTGTCTAAAACTGCTTTAAATCCTGGCTTATCTCCTCCCTGATGCCAATTATATTTATCAGTTATAATTCTTTCTCCTGCTAAATTAGGAGGACCATATTTAAATTTTCCTAAAGTATTTTGAAGATTAAAAAGAGGGCTTGCATTAAATAGGTGACTAAGACCTTGTGGAGCAATTTGTCTATAACCAGGAGTTTCCCAAGTTACTTCTCCTTCTACTGGTCCTTTTACCATCATAACTGAACCATCGTCATCTAAGACAGGATTTCCCTCTCTATCTAAAAGTGGTTTATCTCCTTTTTCTGCTGCTTCATTTCGTTCTATAGCTTTACTTATTTCATATATTTCGTCTTCAGTTAAAAGAGATTTTAATTCTTTATCAGTAATATCTTTATCTTGAAATTGTCGAAGATAAAACTTGGCAGTTGAAGGAAGATCTTTATAAGCTCTTTGAAGTCCTCTTCCTACTATACTTCCTGCGCCTTGTCTGTAGACAATAGGAGACAAACCAGATCCATTCAACATCTGGTTAATATGATCATACGCTTTATTGAAAGTTCTAGCCATATTTTTCCTCTAATCCCTACACTATTATACCATACAATTGTCCATTTCCCAAATTAAAATGTCCAATAAGTACTTTTATTTTCTCTGGGTTCATCTTCAAGGTCTGGATCATCAGGGTGAGTAAGGTGCCAGGACTCTTTCAGGTAATGTACCGCCATTGTCAGAGCATCTACCTGATCATCATGAGCTGCATTGGGAAACCGGATTAGTTCCTCTATCAGGTCATCCGCCCACTTCTTGTTCTTGGGTATCCATAATCTTCCTGATTCCATAATAGGCGAAGCCGCATACACTCTGGATACCTTGTCTCGGTCAGGAAGATATTCCATGACAGGCAATCCTGCTCTTCGCATATCCTGTATCAGAGATTGTCCAGATGCTTTCTTCTCTATCATGCAGACATCAGGTCTATGCTCGTTATATAACTTCTGTGCCAGTTTCCTTAGTTCAGGGTATTCAAACCGTCCCTTGATATTTCCCAGTAAAATCAAATGCGGAGCATAACTTTCATATCCTCTCTCGTCTTGATCATACAGGTAGAATATACCCCATGTTTGAATTACACTGAAATCCGCCGTGGTCTTGGTTGAGAAAGCCGTATCAAAGGTCTGTATGACAAAATCACAAGAGGGAGGTTCAGGATCTTCCCAGTTCTGTAGCCATCGTTTTTTAATTAAACCTCCTTCTTCAGGGGTAGGATCTTGCATATAGAGCGAGTTCCAGTACCGACTTCCATTACTGGCCTTGATCTCATTCTCGTCTGTTCTGAGAACTTCTTCCGATTTCCATTCGGGAAAGTAACTTCCTCCTATGGGAAGATCCAGTAACTCTGCTGCTTCTTCATCCAACCAGGCGGGAATTTTTATAACTTTCCAAGGAATGGTTTCATACTCAGACATGTTCTCTTGCTGTTTTAGAAGCCATCCGCACAGATCGTCGTAATGAAACCTTGTATTTATAATTACAATGGCACCGTTAGGCATGATACGAGTCCTTAAACCTGCCGGATACCACTCCTTGATATACCTTCTACCTGCATCTGAGAAGGCATCTTCTTCAGACATGACATCATCCAGGATTGCCACATGCGCTCCCCGACCTGCAATCTGGGATCTCACTCCAGCAGCATAGTAGGTTCCTCCCTGAGTTGTCTTCCACTTACCTGCTGCCCTGACATCGCTTCTTAGAGAGACACCACTAAATATTTTCTGGAATTCTTCTGTGTTGACAATGTCTCTGACAGACCTGCCAAAGTCAGAAGACAATTGATCACTGTGAGAGACAGTCAGGATCTCATGATTAGGATTTCTTCCTATGTACCAGGCAGGGAATAGTTTGGAACATATCACGGACTTGCTGGAACGGGGCGGAAGGAAGACCATCAGTCTTTTTATTTTCCCTTCTTCCATATCCTTAAGATTATCAGAAATAATTTTTATATGATTTCCCATCTTGAATTCAGGAACAAGGGTAGGAGCTACTAATCTGACAAAGGTTAAGAAATCTGTATTAGACTCTTGATTAATCTTTTGAGATAAGAGTCCTTTAAGATTGATAAATGATTCCAGATAATTTTCTTGTACATTAAGCATATATATATTATACACTATAATTCTTAAAATGGCAAGAAGTATTTATATATATATATATATAATATATATCTAGATAGTTATTAAAATCCGACCAAGATGATCTTAATGATGACTTTTCCTTAAATTTTTAGTAAATAATTGGAGGTCATATATATATATATCAGGCATGAGCCATTTTTTTTGGGGCGGGGTCTCGACCTTTGTTAACTACTTGGGAATACATTATTAATAGTTACCTTTACTTGCCGGTACAGTATAGTTTTCCAGGTCTTAGGTCATTACTTGGTCATTACTTGCTCGATACTACGTCATTACTTATGAGGATAAGGTCGAGGAATGTAACCACAAGGGAGAGTAAAGAATGAGTTTACACTCCACCTGGATTTTGCAAATTACCTATCCTCAACCATAGAATAATTTGATAGTTCTACGTAGAACCATGCTGGTATTTCTCATAAGCCTTTACATATCGGTCATTATATGCATGATGTGCATTGTTATTGCTCTTTTACATTGTGAATATACATACACTTCCAAACTTGGTGGGCGTTACCGCTTGCCAAAATGAGTTGGTGGGTGGATTGCCTACTTTCATTGTCATTATAGGAGATTTAACTAATGACAAAATCTACTCAAAATCCAAACTCTAACAAGTCTATCTTTCAAGGCCATGTTGAAACGCTAGTAGCTAAAGATACTACGTTGGCAAATACAACTACTGCACATGGTAAATTATGGTTTACTGCTATTCTATCTGGTGCAATTCTAGCCTTAGAAATGTTCCCTAATTCAACTGTTACGAAAGAGGAAAAAGTAGCATTTGGAAAAGAGTTTCTAAGCAAGTTGCAACCACAAACCAGAAAGAAATGTTCCGCAGATATTTTTATACTTCTGGATAAACATTCGGGTATGATCAAGGCCAATCCTACAGTTGAAAAATTGCGGAAGGCCATTGCAGAACAGTTCGCAACTACCAAAACTAAAACGGTTGACGGCGAACAAGTAGAAACTTCCGAGCCTTGTGATAGTGTTCGCAAACTTGCCAAGGCTTTACGTCCTAAAGAGGATCAAACAAAATCTGAGGACATACAAATTGCTAACAATCCAGATATAGCAAAACTCAAAACTCTATTTCTGGATATATCAAAATTATCTGGTGATAATGTTGATGAACTTTGTGTAATTGTTGGCAAAATGAAGGCCACTACCGACAACCCAATAGTTCCATTGGTATCAGTTAAAGCCTTCAACGAAAGCCTTAACAAGCCTTTGATGGCAGTTGTTAGAGATATTCGTAAAACCGATAACGAAACCAGTTTAGAAGTAGCGTAACAAAAATAGGCCAGATTAATTTCTGGCCTATTTTTTTGCCTGATTTCAATCGAGCTGCATAACATAACCGGATTTGTATCATGTAGGAGTGGACTAACCTGGAAAAATAAATTCCAGGCACTACCATGTACGGGTGCGGCTATGCGTTCATTTATTAATAATTATGTGCGTGTATGAACTGTCCGGTGTGGTATATCTCGACAGTTCTACGTAGAACTATGAAAGCTGTAACACCTTGACATTAAAGGGTTTTTATGTATAATGGGGTAATGTCGAAATTGTATACTATTTATCAAGCGGCTAGAATAATTTGATAGTTCTACGTAGAACCACAACAAGGAAAACAAGATGAAAAAAATTACGACTGAAAGAATAATAGATGCAGTTAAGAGGCAACAATTTGGATTAGATAATCCTGGTTTTTGCCGTAAGTGCGGCGAAGAACAAGAAGGATGCGATCCCGATAGCATCAAGATCGAATGCGAAAACTGTGGAGCAAACACGGTTTATGGTGTGGAATTATTTCTGTTATGAAAAGAAAGCCAACATCCCAAGCTTGGCAAGAGCTAGTCGAGCAACGCCAAGCCCAAGCCAAAAAGAACAATGAATTGGCAGCCAATGCCAACCATGCCAGTGTAGTCGAAAGCGACACACTGATATCCCAGTTAGAACGGGATGTGAACAATGCCCGTTATAAATTTAAGAACAGGCCATATGGTAAGAGTGCGGCTCAACGCATGGCTAACCAAGGCCAGTTGCATAAATATGAGACGTTTGGTTACAACGATTATTGTAGATTTAAACGTGGACTAGTAAGCCATGTTTTCCAGGTTTGCGGGGAACCATACGTCATCATGTTACCTGCAACGAAAGGGAGCGGGTCACGAGGATCACGCTTCAAAACCAAGTAAGGAGAAAGTAACATGAAACTTTCAAGATTAAAGAAAGATATACTAAGAAGAAAGCAGTGGAAATCTGCTCGTAAGAAAAAATTTCTAGAGAAAAAACTCTGGGAATTGATGGCAATTCTGCCATGAGAATATTCACACCAAGCTGGACACGTCAGCATAAGACTATTCATTGGAAAGTTAGGGGTCACTGGCGTTCGATCCCTAGAGATTTCTGTCTCAGAGTAGAACGTCTTCACTACATGAAAAGGAGTTAGCATGGCACAATCACAATATGCTGTACTAAAAGGAGAAAGACTATGTTCGTGATACTGACGTGCAGTTTCTTCGATGATCCTAATGATGTTGATTTTTGGGATGTTGAAGAAAAGATATCTCGTCTTTTTAAGACAAAAGGTGAGGCAGTGGATGCAATCCACCAAAACTTTGAACAGGTAAATGAGAAGCCTGTTGACGGTATCTTTACAGGTAACTGTAAGGATGCAGACTTAGGATACTGGCAAGTTGCTAAAATTAGTGAAATAAATACCAGTGATAGAGTTCCCACTGATATGTGGGCTTTTTAAAAGGAACAATCCTGTTCCATAACCAAGTAAGGAGAAAATATGACTTTTATACAAAAGGATGGTCGAGTTCTGGAAATTAATGCAATAGATTCCAGACTGAAGATGGCCGCAGACCTGGAAAATTCCGGTGAACAGGCCAAGGCAGATGCAATGTTGGATAAGGCTCTGTTTGCAGAGAAATGGGTTAACAATTAGGAAGGAGATAAATATGTCGGTAGTAAAAACAACAAATAAAGATGGAATAGCAATAAAGAGTATCGTAATTGAACAGGATTACGAATTATCTAAGCTGCTTCATCTTTATCTTAATTCAACATTGCCTCATGATACACCGTTGGAGAATATAACCTATGATGAAAGGGGAGAACTGGTAGTTAAAAAGGAGAAACCATTTATAAACAAGACAGCCTAACGGGGAAAGGCTGATACAATTTCCCTAACCTTTAGGAGTAGACTATGAATACTTTATCTTTTGTTAAAGAAGAAACCGACGATCAAGTTGTAATAGAAAAAACAAATCGGTTTGTCATAGAGAAAGGTGTACCGATTCCAACTTGGCACAACAATAACCTGGGTGGATATACCGGAATGTATCCATTCCATAAAATGAAAGTAGGTGATTCATTTTTTATACCTTGTTCACCTACTACTCAGGCCAAGTATGGAGCCAGAGTTAGTAATGCTGGTGCCAACTATAAGAAGAGGTACAACTCTAAATTTAAATCTGCCTACAGAAAAGTTACTGGCGGCATCAGAGTATGGCGTGTTCGATGCACCAATGATAAGTAGGTGAATGTTGACAAACTCCCTGCTGATATGGTATTGGTAGGGAGTGTCAACTGAAAGGAAAGTAATGGCTTACGATATTAGAAAATTCAACAACCAATGGGGCAGGGAATACTATCATAGAGATAGTATGGACTGGCTCGTTCCGGTTCTGTTTATTCCATACTTTGATTGGATATGTAACTGGAATAAGGGTATCAAACACCAATTGATGCTGACCTTAACTATTTTAAGGGAAGGTATCAGATGTGTCTGGCAAGATAGAACCAGAATTATCCGTAAGGAATTCTATCACAATGAGGAGTAAGGTATGAGTATGACATATCAAGAAGCTAAAAAGATTATTGGCAATCAGCCACGTTGGGCAATTCATAACATGATACTTGCCTTAACCATGTGCCAATGGTTGAATACAAAAGAAGAAGAGAGACGGCTGGAAGCAGCTAAAATAGTAATAGAAGGGATAAAGTAACATGAAACTATCATCCGATCATCGAGCTATCATGAACGGTCAGACCATGTACCAGAAAAATGTACATGATCCGTTAACCTATCCTTACAAATTCATTAAGCCTGACACCGGAAGTAAGTTAGGTAAGAGGGTGCATAAAGGTAAATGGAAGGGTATGAAATTCTACACCCTAACATTGGAAGAACGCTCGACTTGTGACAGGGACTGTGAACACTGGCTTGATTGTTTCGGAAACAACATGCCGTTTGCTCATAGGTTCCTTGCAACAACAACCCTCACTCAAAAGATGGAACCAAATCTGGATGAGCTAGATGTAAAGCATCCTCTAGGATATGTGGTAAGGCTGCATATCTTGGGTGATTTCTTTAGCGTTGCCTATGTGAAATGGTGGAGTAAACAACTGGACAAGAGGCCAGCCCTGTACATATACGGCTACTCTCGACACCATCCCTTCAAGCCTATAGGAAGGGCTATCCTTGCCTTACGTGAGCGGCATCCAGATAGATTCCAGGTGAGGTTCAGTAATTTACCATCCGATAAGTTCTCTGCTAACAGTGAACATGTGGCAGAGGATGGTATAATATGTCCAGAACAAACAGGTAAGAGTGCCAGTTGTGGTGACTGTGGTTTGTGCTGGTCAATGGATAAACCTGTAATATTTTTAGACCATTAAGGAGGAAGATCATGAGTAATAAAAACAACGATGCTTTATATGAAACTCTTTATGAAAAGCATTTAGAAAAAATGCTGGCAATACATAAGGATGTGGACAAAGCAGAACTTGAAGCTGAAACTTTAACAGAGAAAGAAATGGAAGAGATGGAGTAATGCTTAATGAAATATGTAAAGGCGGCTTCTTCAGTTAGACTATCAACATTAGAAAGGAGAACAAACATGGAATTCTGGAAAGATTTTATGAAACAGTTATTAGTTCTTTCAATAGGAATGATAATCATGGCTGCTTTTATTTTCGTTCTTTCACATGTGGTATAATAGAAGATCGACATGGAAAGGAGAAAAATATGGTAAACTTTTTACAATTATTATTAGGATTGACTGTCATTGTGGCTTTCCTAATCTTTTTTAATTTTATAATCTGAAAGGATACAAGATGCGATATAAAATTATACTGGAATGTTTAGACTGTGCTGGAAAAGGTACAATTTGTTATCAACATTCGCTATCGGGAAATCCAGAAATGGCAGTGACAGTTAGTAAGGTCGAATGTAGTACCTGTTCAGGTGATGGAGAAAATGCTACATATGATACATGTCTGGAAAATATGGCACATGCTCGGCTGGAATATCCTGATGCAAGAATAGAGGAATGCTAACATGAAATATTCCAAGGAAGAATATGATAAGATGTTAAAAATGCACATGCCTATTAACGATGCACATATAACCGGAAAAAAACCGGAAGTAATAGGCATGATAAGATCAAGTACAGATAAAGTAAAAACAATTCAATACTTACTTGAGAAAGTAATATTAAAAAGTAAGACAAAAGAAAGTATAGATGAAGTAAAACAAGTTCTATACTTGTGTGAGGAAGTAATAGTAGTGAACGAGGAAACTATACTTGAGATAAACAAGATATGAATACAGAGGATATTTTAAGGAAAAATGTAAAGGAGTTGCAAGAGCAACTGCAATTGCAATACATTAAAAATAAGGAGCTTACTGAAGGAATTTTTAAGCTGAATAAATTAATCAACATGTTACTAGGAAAGAATAAGAAATGAATGTACTAAGTCTCTTTGACGGCATGTCTTGTGGTCGAATAGCTTTGGAAAAGTCCGGGATATCTGTGGATAAATACTATGCTTGTGAGATAGACAAGTTTGCCATAAAGGTATCCAAGGCTAACTATCCAGACATCTTCCAGCTAGGAGATGTAAAGGATCTAACCTGGAACGACTCAATGTTACATGCACACCTGCGTCCCAAGATTGATCTATTAATAGGCGGCTCGCCATGCCAAGGCTTCAGCTTTGCTGGCAGTCGTTTAAATTTTGATGATCCCAGATCTAAATTATTCTTTGAGTTTGTCAGGCTCATGGATGAGACAAAACCTAAATGGTTTCTCCTGGAAAATGTACGCATGAAGCAAGAGAGCCAAGATATTATTAGCAGG